GGGTTGAACGTTTCGACTACTTCGCGTGTCACCCCACGAAGGCGAGACACCCGCGGCAACAGTTCCCGCGCATACGCCTCACACTGTGCGACGCTCGTGAGCATGTCGGAGCTATAGAAATAGGTGACCGCCCCGTGCGGGGAAGGTGAACCGTCCGCATTTCGGACACGCAAGAACCCGTCAGTCACTTCCGCAATACCGCGCACCGGGTCGCCATTCGGGGACTTCCCCTCAACAACAACACGGTTGTACACCTTCTCCGAATCCATCGACAGTGGGGCTGACACTTTCCCAGTCACCACCCCGACAGGGGCAGGCCACGCCTTCGGGCGGGCAGTGAGCACGCCGGAAGAGTTCAGGTGAGGCCACGCCCCCAACAGGTCAAACAGTTGCGTGAGCGCCTGCATGCGGTCTTCGTCATACGTCACCGACTTCGGCACCACCGCATCGGGCAGGTTCCGGATCACCGGCAACCCACTGATCGCAGTAATCTCGCCCCACGCCGATGTTGTGCGCGGTGAAGTGGGGAACGGGAACCGGTCACGGGCAACCCTGATCAGGCCGTCCTTCAAACGAAGGCCGAACGACTCCCCCGGGTGAATCAGACGGCCATCGAACAACAGTTCCGACTCCACCGCATCCGGCACCGACTCGATCACGAACCGACCCAACGGGATACGTTCTGAGAACTCCCCCGACGACACAATGCAATCGATCTGCAACTGTGCCCCGAACGGCGAAAACCAGTCACCGATCTGCCGAGGAATCAACGACGAAGCGTGATCGTCAGACCACACCACCCGGACGCTCCCCGAACCAATCACATTCGCGGAACCATCCCACGACAACTCCGGGGCAGTGATCGGCACGTCACGCAAACGACGGTCGCCGTTGTACATGAGATCGACAACGAACACATGATCGAAACCGCCATCATCGATCAACCCGCGTGTCTCGGCGGAAACCTGACGACTCACACTGCAGCCCCAGCCAACGACCAATCAGCATCCATCGCGTCATACGACGGGTACGCAGCATCACGCACGTCATAGTCCACGAACGACACATCCAGATCGTCATAGGTGAGCGGTGCGACAACGAGCGCCTGCGCGGGGGCTTTCACCTCAGTGGCGACCGCAGAGAACACAACAACACCGCCGCCGTACTGCACGTTCACATCCGTCTCCACCAAGTCCGCAACATGGAAGAACGCCATGCGCGGGATACGGGCAGGCAGTGACGTGCGGAACAGCAACACCGGCAACTGTTGCTCCGTGTACGTCCCGAGCGTTGCTTGCAGCTTGTCTGCGTCGACGGCGGACTCCACGCCAAGAATCAGTTGGAACCCGACCAGCCCACCACGAGGGCCGAACCCGACGAACGTCGGCAACACGGCACCCTCAGTCGCAACAACATCACCCGGTGACGGACGCCGAAACTGTGCCCCCGTCCCCAACCGAACATTCACAACCGCGTTCAGTGACGGGTCAAGAGGTTGCTGCACGATGGTGCCCTCGAAGTCGAGGAACGTGGTTCCGAGTGCGACCCGCCCCAACGGGATCAGGCCATCCCAACACTCCGCCTCATACGTGAGCGTCACGCGAGGCGGGGCTTCCATGTCTTGCAAAGACACGGCAGACACCATCGTGCGGTCAACGCCGTCGCGCACCTTGAACTCGCGGCCCTCATGCGACCGCCACAACGTCACCCGGTCCGTCCCGGCGGGGACATCCGACGATTCAAGTTGCACACCCACACGAGGCACAGGCGCGAAATCCACAAACGGTGTCAGGATCACAGTCACGGCGAAACCCTCCCGCCCGAAAGGGCAACATCACTCCGGTACGCATCCGCAGCCGATGCCTTCACAATCCGGCCATCGATGATGCGACCAAGACCGTCACCACCAATCGCCAACGTCCCCGAGATCGCCATACCCTCGAGGCTTGGCATCACGACGGTTTGACGTGATCCAGACGACGACGCGTATTGTGGGCGCACTTCGCCACCGTTCGCGTACCCGTTGATCACACCGCCGGCGTTCATGTACTCGAGCGCGGCACGGTTCGACGGGTTCGCCGTCGAAGCCGCGTTCGTGACGAACTCACCCGACGCAACAAACGCGAGCATGTTGTCAGTCCGTGACGGCGGGCCAGGCAAAATCCCACCCGACGCGCGACGAGGGGCATCTACAAGCGGGGAGCCAACAGGTGAAACATTGAGCTTGATGTTCGCGCCCTGATACTTCGAGATCAGACTGTCGATCGCCGCTTCTGCGGTCGCCGTGTTGATCATCATGTTGATGGTCTTCTCGTCGGGCATCTCGTACACCCGATCAGTGAGCGCCTTCACCTGATCAGCGTTCGCACCGTTCGCGATCGCCTGCTCTTCAAGAGCCCGCTTCGACGTTTCGAGGGTGGCAAGGTAGTTGTCCATCGCCTTGTTCACGCCGACCGTGGACTTGTCCTCTTCGTACTTCGCTTTCGCGGCGTCCTGCGCAGCCTTCGCAACGTCACCAAGCATCGCCGCATTCGCGGAACCAGCGGTCGTGTTCTCATCGAGTGTGAACGTGTACCCCTTGAGCGACCCGTGGGCTTTCACCCACTCGTCCTTCTGTCGGGTCACCTCATCCGTGATCCCCGAAAGCGCCGACTGATACCGGGCATTCGTGGACACCGCATCCTGGCCGACACCGTTCGCCGCGTTCACGGCATCCATCAACGTGGTCACTTCACCGGTCAGATCGGCCGCAGCTTGCGCGGACTCGATGTAGGCCTTCGCCGCCGAGTTCGTGACCGGCTCAGCCTTCGCCATCGCCATCTGCAACAGGTTCACATCAGTCGCGGCGACACCTGCAGCCGTAGCCTGCGCCGTGAGCGCATCCTTCAACTCCGGAGACAAGTCGATCAGACGCATCATCTCTTTGTCCGTGAGCTTGAACTCTTCACGGACACGCTGCAGGTTCGGGCCGATGAGCTCCGGCGCCGCGGCCATCTCCTTGCCCAACGCCGTCCAACCCTCGCGAAACGTACCAAACGCCTTGTTGCCTGAGTCGAATGTCGTGTTGGCCCCGAGCCATCCGAAGAACCCAGACGCCTCAGTCTCAGCAATCGACAGAACGCGACGCAGTTCCTCAGAATCCTCGATGAGCGGCTTCATGCCAGTCACCGTGAGAACCTGCGGTTTTGCGAGCAGATCCATCGCAGACTTCGACGTTGCAAGACTGTTCTGCAGTTCCTCCGATGACAACTGCATGTCATCGATGACGTTCTTCAACAGCACCGTCCCGATCGCGGCCGCGGCAAGCGCTGCAGCCCACGGGCCAGCCATGAACGACGAGAACTTACTCGCGCCAGCCTGCGCGATCGCGACAGACTTCGACACCGCCGGAATACTCGACTCCGACAGCACGGCCAACGCGATCCGGAACTCTGCGATCTTCGGCACAGCGAGCAGGAACGCACCACCAGCAAGAGCCGCAGCGCCCGCAAGAGCGACACCAACAGCCACAACCGTCTGCACACCCTCAGGCATGTCAGAGAACGCCGTAGCGAGCCCACCAACAACCTCAGCAACCGCAGTCAAAGCAGGCAGGAACACGTTCCCAAAATCGATCGCCGCATCGTTCACGCGGTTCGACATGACCTGCAGCTTCGACGCCGCAGTCGCATAGCGCTTCTCTGCCTCAGCGGTCAGCGCAATGTTCGCTTCGTACTCCGCGTTGCCCTGCTTCATCGCGCTACTCATCAGCCCCTGGGCGGACGAGAGGCGCAGCAGCGCGTCAGCTTCACGGATACCCGTCACTCCAAGCTCAGACAGCACCGCGTTAGTCGACATGCCGAGCTTCTCGGTGTTGGCCAGACCCTCAACGAACACTGCGAGAGCACCCGCAGCATCCGTCTTCCACGCCGTCGAGAACTCCTGCGAAGACATCCCCGCGACCTGCGCGAACAGCCCCAGCTGGTCGCCACCCATCTCAACTTCTTTAGAGATGCGCTTCATCGTCAACGACATCGCCGTGCCGCCAGCCTCAGCCTCAATGCCGACCGACGACATTGCGGTTGCGAGACCCAGAACGTCGCCCTCAGAGAGCTTCGCCTGCTTGCCAGCACCAGCAAGACGCATCGACATTGCGACGATCTCGCCCTCAGTCGTGGCGTAGTTGTTGCCCAGCCCGACGATCGCGGAACCGAGTCGATCCATGTCGCCCTGCGAGGTGCCCATGATGTTCGAGAAGCGGGCCAACGACGTCGCAGCCTCTTCGGCTGACAAGTTCGTCGTCTCACCGAGATCGATCATCACCCGCGTGAACGCGAGCACATTCGGTGTTTGAATACCCAACTGGCCAGCAGCCTCAGCAACAGCCGCGATCTGCTCGTGCGACGCCGGGAGCTCCTTCGCGAGGCCACGCAAACCGTCCTGCAGTTCAGAGAGTTCTTTCGCGCTGCCATCCACGGTCTTCGTGACGCCAGCCCACGCCGACTCCCAATCGACAGCAGCCTTGACCGCGATACCGGTCGCCGCCAACGCGACAGCACCAGCTGCCATGAGCGTGCCGCCAACCTGACGCATCGCCTGGTTCTGCTGCTCGAACTTTGC